ACTTTCCATTGTGCATTATCGGAATCATTGAGCCATCGAGCAAAAGCCACATCGTCAATAATAGTAAAGCCTCTCATAACTCCCCTCTTATTCAAGTCATCAATGACCGTAAAAGGTATTCGAGCTATGTGGTGAAATTCATTAACGTGTCCTAGCCTTGCTTTGTCTGCCTCTCTGATTTGGTTGTTACTCTCAAGTATCTCAGTAACATCCTGTTTAGTTTCGATGATAATTCCACCATCACCGTCCGCATGTACAATTTGTTGTCTATAGTCCATAAGTCCTCATAAATGCCCCCAATCCGAAGATCAGGGGCAGTCTTATTACAGAGCCATGTTCAAGTCAGCAACGATACCGTGAGCGGCTTCGTTCTTAACTTCCAATGTTACTTCAACAAGAATCTGAGTCTTGTCAGCATCACCAGCTTTTGCAAGCTCGTTAGTCTGGAATGGACGCAGATAAGCCAATGCAGCGTACTCAGGATCAAGGATCAGAGCATCGCGTGTACGCATAAACCTGTTTGGAACCACCGAAATTGAACCAAAATCGCTCAAATAAACATCAGCCGCCGCAGCGATAGTAGCTTGTGCGCCACCACCACCAGCATTGACGTTATAACGGTAAGCCGACAGACCTGTGAAGCTAGATACTTTCTGTTTACCAGTAGCACCAACCATCAGAACTTTAGGAACGCCACCCGAAGTAAATACCTCAGCAACTACTTCTTTCAGCAGAGCCTCAGTAAATGTACGTGCTGTGCCGTCTGTGCGAGTTGATACGCCGATAGTAGTAGGATCAGAACCACCGCTACCAACTGACGAGTTAGTCTTGATCCATGACAGCAACGAACCCAACTTACGAGCAGACGAGTTAGACGAACCAACAGAAGTTCCTTGATTGCTCAAGAGGATAGTCTCGAGATCACGCTTTAGCTCTTGTGAAGCCTTAGCTAATTGGTATGCCTTCTCAGACTTACGACCTGCTTTGTTAACTGTGTCCAGAGTGCCGGAGACTTTGATAGTCTTTTGCAGAATCTGTGTGTAGTTACCCAAACGAGTTGTTGGTGACAAAGTTGCGTCAGAAGCGTCAGCACCTTCAACGGCAGCATTGTTTGTTGTCGCACTGGCAAGAGTATCAGTCTGCCATTCGTGTCTTACTGCCGTTGCCTTTGTCTTGCCAATACTGGACATGAAGGGCACTTCCGTAGGGCTGATATCATAGATGATATCGGTCAAATCTTCACGCTGACCGATTGCGTCATAAGCATTATAAATAGCCATGATTTAATCCTTTAAATAAATCGTTCAAATACACTAGCTGCATCGCGGATACTTCCGCTTGATTTAGCTCGCGCCTTTAGTTTCCGTGTTTCTTCAGCATTACTATCTCTAGGTTTGCTTACGCCTGACTTAATCGCTTTAGGAGCCTCATTCACCTTCTTGGTGATAGCTGGCTTACTTGCGACTAACTTGTCGTACTGCATTGCCTTATACAGAGTTAGTACAGCCCGACTATCATAGACAGCCGCTAATTCGTTATCAGAGAACCCAATCTGCTTACCAAAAGCGCGAATATCATTTCTGATAGCCTCACCCTTAGCAGGATCAGTAAACTCAGGGATATAGCTAGACAATTTCTGCATTTCCTCAGCCACTACGGACTGCATCTGCACCTGTCTATCCTGCTCCTGTTGCTGATTGATTCGATGTCTCTCAGCTTGTACAGCAGCTAGTTGCTTATCTCTCTGAATCATCTCAGCTACCTTTACAGAGTATCCAATAGGATCAGTCTCTTTCAGGTATTCGAGATTTTCCTCTTGCTGAGGCTGTAGCATTTGCTCAATCATCTCAAGTCTCTGCGCATACGTATCACGCATTTGCTTGGCTTCTTGAACCGCTTGACGCTCTGCTTCTACAGCTTTGCGCTCCTCAGCTACTGCTTGCGATTTCTTGGTGTAATCCGTGCCAAGTTGATAAGACTTGATAAGCTCATTAAGCGTTACCTCACGTTCTTCTCCGGCTGCTTTAACCAGATACGTGGGCTGCTCTTGCTCCTCACCGTCATCATCTTGTTCTACCTCAGACTCATCGTCTGATTCGGCATCGCTTTCGTTAGCTTCTGAAGCGGATTCTGGTTGTTCCTTGTCGGAGCCATCTTCCCGATCCATCATGCTCAAGAAAGCGTTAGCTGCACCTTCTACCGTTAACTCACCACTACCTTCCGGTGTCGTGTTTTGAGTATCGCTCATTTATGTTTCCTTAATTATATCGCCAACCGGACGATTCGGACTACAAAATCTTTAACTTTTTTTCATCTATTAGCTTCTGATCTGCCAATCCTTGAATGTAGTTATCAATGGACTCTAAGACTCTAAGACGTATATACGCTTCTTCACGTACCTCTACATCGCTGTAATCGCTATTTAGAAACTTGGCTAACTCCACACCTCTGAGTTCTTCCATCATCTCTATGAAGTAATCGTCTCTCAGTAAGTTGTTAGCCCAGTCTGATTTCTTCATTGACCTAATAATCCCATAGGAATACGCATTTCATTAGGAGCAGCAAACGGACTCAATCCCATCTGTCTACGTGATTCAGCCCACATCTCAGCCTTATTATAAATGTCATCGGTAGGTTGGTTACCTTGCAATAAATACTGTATTTCTTGCTGAGTTAATGTAGGCACAAGTAATGGGTAATTCCTGCCTTGCTCATCAGTTGACGATATTTCAGTAGCAACCTGACCACCAGCCGTAGGCAATAAGCCAAAATAGCCCTTGCCCTTCATCTCTAGCGGATCACTAGGACTTTCAGCATACCTAGCACCCAATGAACCAAGTAACTCTAGTAATCCCATTACATTCCTCTAGTCAGAGTGCCTAGTTCACGCAAAGCCTTCAGCGTTAACTCAGCTTGCTTGTTCTTCGTATCTTCATCAGCCAAGTCCATAGCCAGTATAGTCTGTAATTGCTTAACTGCTAACTCAGCTTCTCTGATACGCAGATCATTAGCATCGTTCTGGTTCTTCATCTGAAGCTCTATACCCTTGCTCGTATATTCGGCTTCGAGTGTCTGCCTCTGCAGGTCAAGTTTAGCCGCATCGATTTGAGCTTTTGCCTGAATCTTTTCTGTTTCAACCTTTGCCAGCATCGCAGCAATCTCTGCTTGCGCATCGGGTGCAGGTGGCTGTGGTTGTGATAAAGCCGCATTTTGTTCAGGTGTGATTTCATTCATAAACTCGTTAGCATCTTTGAAACCTGCTGACTCAATGAACTTAGCTAGTGTATTGCGGTACTGAGCCACAGATACCAATGGATTAGATGGACCATACTGTTGAATGATCTGCTCTTGTTTCGCTAGAACCATCTGCAACATAGCTAACTTCTGATCTCTGTCACCTGAGCCTAGACCAACATTAACGCTAATATCGTACTCGTTAGCCCATGTTCTAGGATCAAATGTAACGTACTTACCACGCATACGAACGATTCTAGGCTTGTCCTGATATTTGCCCAATAGATGCAAGATGCCTCTAAACAGACTCTTTACGCCTGTCTCAGCAAATATACGAGCGATTAACTCTAGCTTGCCACTATTAGACTTCATCATCGCAGCCACAGCAGTAGCCGTAACATTGCTCAGAATGTCTGGGTCAAGTCCTTGCTGTGCATCGCTAACACCTGTTCTCTTAGCCTGAACTGCATCCAAGTATTCCAGCATTGGCATGGCTTGACCGAATGTACTCTGAACTGTTAACGGAACCAGAGCATTAGGGTTCTTGATGCGGATAATTCCACCCGGAGTAGCATTGAGCAAGTCATCCATGTTGACCTGACCATCTACAGCACCTACTCGATTGTTGTTAGTGAGATACAGATTGTCTAAGCTCTGACGTGTAATCGTGGACTTCTGTAGCTGAATATCCATCGTCCGATCTGCCAGACTTTGCCCAAAAAATTTGTGCGGCACAGGTATAGGACAGATACTGTGAAATGGAACATAGTCTGTTTCCTCATCCTCAAGTATCTCAGAGCCGCAATAGACGATACGGCGCAACTCAGCAATACCGTCATCATCTTCGTCGATACGGATATAGCACTCGTATACCTCTAGCACCTGCATAGAGAAGTCTAGAGAGGTATTTTGATCCGGTTGCTCGCCATTTGGGAACCTTGCAATACGCTCTGCATTGAACTCAAGATCATTATATGTTGGCAATTCGTCAACTACGTCCTGATCGTAGCCAATAGCGACTAACTCTGAACGAGTCATCAAGCGACGATGTGCTACGAAACTGGCTTGGTCAATAGTCTTGGCTGACTTGCTGATAAGGAATTCTTCAGGAGGCACGTTCTCAATACGCACCTGACCTGTTTCTTTAATGCGCTGTACCTGAACTTCAAACTTAGGGATTTGTATGACATTACCCATCATGTCCGACATTTCCGTATATTCTATTTTCTGTTTGGTAACTTTTAGAGTCTGATCCGATAACAGCAGAGCTAGTTCATCCTCTGACAGATTTTGGTATTCTTCCTTCGTTACGTCTGTAGACTGATCCCAATATGACTTAACTACTCCTACCTTTTGCAGCAGAGCATCTTTAAACCAGTTGTGGAGGATAAGCATCCCATCATTGTCACGATAGAAAGCCCAATTACAGTAGTCGGTAGCCTGTCTAGCTGACTCCTCATCACCGGGACTCTTAGGCTCAAAGTAGACAATATCTTCGGTAGTCGTAAATACACGCATTAACTGTGGCAATGCACCATCGATAGCCTCAGCTACCTCGCCAGTTACGATCTGGCTGCGACCTTCTTGCTCATTACCGTAAGGATAGCGTAAGTAATACTCTAATGCCCTCTTACGATCTTCGGTAGTCTCAGTATCAAGATAGCCAATAGAATTATCTATTTCATTCTCGATAATGCCTTTTACTTTGCCTTCATCCATCATAATGCGTTCCTCTTAGGATTTTCGCAATTATACAATCCATTTAGTGTTAATGGGCAAATCTGACTGCCATGAAGTCTCGTCTTGGTCAAGGCTTATCGCTAAGTACCTAAATGCGTCTGAAGCATGGCTAGACCAATCATGTAACGGCTTGTCGTAGAACACTTGCTGACGCTCGTTATACTCTCTACGGTAGTTCCTGAGAGCATCAAGACCTATCTTAACTTTATGATCGAACCAGCATTGCGGTAGTAGCCTTCTAACGGCTTGTATACCGTCTGCAACCGACAATCTAGGAGCTACAGTTATATCCAGTCCAGCTTCCTGCAAAACCTCTTTACGGCTCTTTCCTGTGCCTAGTTCTCTTACTTCGACGTCATGAGGCAAGAACTGCGTGTAGCCTTCGTAGCCGTTATCTTTGAGCCAGCGTACATACCAGTCCAGACCGACACCGTGGTTTTCCGTGAAGTCAATGAGTCGAACCTCTTTTCCAACCACCTGAGCAACCCACAGAGAAGTAGAATCGCTAATCCCCAAATCCCAAGCAACATAAGACTTACATAAGTCATCAGGTTCGATAGTGGTGATCCGGTTCTTCTCCTCAAGATTGTTGATAATCTGCCCATAATAAGAACCCTCTACGGCTGCGTCAAAGCTGCATTCAAACTCTTGGTTGTACTTATCATCGCCCATTTCCCTACGAGCGTCTTTAAGTTCTTTATCCGCTAGTATCCCTGTATCACTAGCCTTGAACTCTAGTAATGCCCAACCTTCAGCAGTCTTAGCCCTGTCTCTGAACTCTGCGAAATGGTTCCTACCTTTAGGCGTACCAATGAATAAGCACCACGTAGGGCTTTCATCAGTATTCCTATCCGCTAGTGCTGGTCTAATGACCTCGTTCCATATCTT